GAACGCGCCGACCAGAGCCACTCCGGAACCGTCGAGGTGATTATTCGTCGTGCAGACCGCAAGTAAGACAATTGAACTGATATTGCCCTCTCTGCATCCGGCACAGCAACGGATCATCAATGAGGCGCGACGCTTCAACGTGCTCGCTTGTGGTAGACGCTTCGGTAAGACGACGCTGGGCATTGATCTGATCATCGACAAAGCCCTTGACGGTTATCCGGTCGGCTGGTTCTCGCCGACCTACAAGATGCTTGGTGAAGTCTGGAAAGAGATCATCGAGACCACAAAACAACTGCAGACGCGAGTGGCCAAACAGGAGCATCGGATAGAGCTGATCACCGGCGGTGTCATTGATTGCTGGTCGCTGGATGCCGCTGATAGTGTGCGTGGTCGCAAATACGCACGGGTGATTGTGGATGAGGCCGCGATGGTGCCGAACCTGGGCGATGCATGGCAAGCTGCGATTCGACCGACACTGACTGACTATGAGGGCGACGCATTCTTTCTTTCGACTCCAAAGGGCATCAACTTCTTCCACGAGTGCTACAGCAGGGGCGTAGACGGCACACAACCAGACTGGGCAGCGTGGCATTCGCCGACGTTGGACAACCCGCACATCAAGCCAGCCGAAATCGAAGCGGCACGGCAGGAGCTACCAGAGCAGATCTTCCGACAAGAGTATCTGGCCGAGTTTTTGCAGAACTCCGGCGCGGTGTTTCGCAACATTGACGCTTGCCTTCGCGCTGACACTGGCGACCATACAGGCCATCAGCTATTTGCCGGTGTCGATTGGGGCCAGAAAAATGACTTCACGGTCATATCAATTATCTGCGGTACTTGCCGGCAGGAAGTCGAACTTGACCGCTTTAACAAGATTGAGTGGGCATTTCAAAGGGCGCGTCTTCGGGCTATCGCTGACCGCTGGATCGTGGCATCAACGATCGTTGAAAGCAACTCCATTGGCTCGCCGAACCTCGAGGCTTTGCAGCGTGAGGGGATGAGCGTTCGAGGCTTTGAGACGACCGGCAGCAGCAAACCGCCACTGATTCAATCGCTCGCCTTGTGCCTCGAGCGGGAGGAATGTCATTTCCTGCCTGATCCCGTGGGGCGCGTCGAGCTGCTATCGTACGAATCGCGCGTGAATAGCACGACTGGCCGTGTGAGCTACTCTGCCCCGGAGGGTGGCCACGACGACACGGTAATCGCGCGTGCGCTGGCGTGGGAGTGTTTGCAGCGTGGCAATATGGGGACGGCATACTGATGGCAACGATTGAAGAAATGGCGAAGCGTATCGACTACCTAGAAGCGCAGCTTGCCGTAAAAGATGCACGAATTGCAGAGCTGGAGCAAGAGCTGACGAGCTGGCCGATTGAGTATGAGGACGAATGCACGAATGAAACTACTACACGGTAACTGCTTGGACGTGATGGCAACGCTTGACGCTGAGACCGTTGATAGCATCGTCACCGATCCGCCATATGGCCTGTCGTTTATGGGACGTGATTGGGATCATGGCGTACCGGGGGAGGCGTTCTGGCGCGAGGCGCTGAGAGTAGCGAAACCGGGGGCGCACCTGCTGGCCTTTGGTGGTAGTCGCACATATCACCGGCTGGCGTGTGCTATCGAAGACGCTGGGTGGGAGATTCGCGACTGTATTATGTGGGTGTATGGGTCAGGCTTCCCCAAGTCTCACGACGTGAGCAAGGCGATTGACCGGGAGGCAGGGGCGGAGCGGGAGGTGGTCGAGTCGTACCAAGTGACTAGGGATATGTCTGGCGGATCTTGGGCGGATCTTCATGGAAAGCCGAATCACGCCAAAATGCACGACATCACCGCACCCGCAACCGACGCCGCGAAGCAGTGGCAAGGTTGGGGCACTGCGCTCAAACCCGCATACGAGCCTATCATCGTGGCACGGAAGCCACTTGTCGGCACGGTGGCCGCCAATGTGCAGCAGTACGGCACGGGCGCGATAAATGTGGACGGGTGCAGGGTAAATCCGGGCGAGCGTATACCGGGCGGGGGGAATGGCAAGGCGAGCAACGGTGGAAGGTTTGGAGCGCATGAAACCAATGGTACACGAGCAATTGTCGAGTCGCACACCTTAGGCCGTTGGCCAGCCAACTTCATCCACGACGGCAGCGATGAGGTAATTGCTGGGCTGGGTGAGTCTGCGCGTTTCTTCTACTGCGCCAAGGCCGGCAAGCGCGACAGGGACGAGGGATTAGATATGTTTGACGTTGTGCGTACAGGTGGAATGCAGGCCACTGCTGATGGGTCAATGCTTACGGGTTCCGGCAATGAACGCACGACTGCGCGTGCAAACCATCACCCCACAGTCAAGCCGACCGACCTAATGCGCTACCTTTGCCGCCTTGCCACACCTCCAAGCGGTACGGTGCTTGACCCATTTATGGGCAGTGGCTCAACTGGCAAAGGGGCGACGCTCGAAGGCTTTGATTTTATCGGCATTGAGCAAAATACCGAGTATCTGGAGATCGCAAAAGCGCGCATTCAACACGCAATCGACAGCGCATCAGAAAAGTTATTTTCCGATTCTGTGTAACGAGTAGCATATATGGGAATATTTGACCGAATCAAAGCAGCCTCTACCGCCTTCCGCTATCCTGCGTCAATGACGCATCGCGGGGGCTCGTTTCTCAGCATGGCTCCGCGCACTTTCCCATACGAGAACACCGACCCAATATCGAATAGCGCAGTCATCAATACGCTTGCGTGGATTCAGCGCAACTTTGTTCAAGCGGATTTTGAGGTTTACCGCGAGCTTGCTGACGACGAAGACGAGACGATAGACGGCCACCCGCTGACGAGCCTGATTGAGTCGCCCAACACCGGATATGACGCGCAATCATTGTGGGCTGCTACCCTGCTGTCGTATCACCTTGACGGCAACGCCTACTGGATCAAGGAGCGCAATGCTCGAGGCTTTGGCGTGCCCACGTCGATCTGGTATGAGCCACACTGGAGCATTAAGCCACACTGGCCGGAGAATGGATCGGCATTCATCGACTACTACGAGCGGCGCATCAATGGCACGATTGAGCGCGTACCCATTGAGAACGTGGTGCATTTCCGCAATGGCCTTAATCCCGCCAATCCCAGGTACGGTTTAGCCCCGCTCAAAGCTGCTCTGTTGCAGGTTTTTACTGACACTGAGGTCTCACTATGGGTAGCAGCTCTCTGTCGCAATATGGCGATACCTGGCGTTGTCGTCTCACCTGCTGAACCGATCGGCATGACGCAGGAAAAGGCAGAGCAGATTAAACAAACTTGGAAAAGGAAATTCGGCGGCGACAATCGCGGTGAGCCACTCATCCTTGACTTCCAGGCAGACATCAAGCCGCTTGGCTATGATCCAAAGCAGATGGATTTTGCGTCGATCACCAACCTTGCCGAGTCGCGCATTTCCGGTGCGCTGGGTATCCCTGCTATCGTCGCGGGGCTGTCGGCAGGGCTGGATTCCTCGACATATAACAACCTTGCCAACCTGAAGAAGAGTGCCTTCGAAGAGTGCTTGATCCCGACGTGGACAACCTTTGAGCGCACGATTGCACGGCAACTGCTGATCGACTTCGAGCGCGATACCACCGCGATTGATTGCGAGTTTGACACATCAGAGATTCGCGCACTTCAGGAGAACCAGAGCGAGAAGGAGCAGCGCGCGATAGCAGCGTGGCAGGCTGGCGTCACATCGCTTAATGAAACTCGCGCGCAGTTTGGTTATGACCCAGATCCGGCTGGTGACTACTTCCTGCTACCCAATAACGCGACACCGACAATGCCGGCAAACGCGATGGCAAGCGCAACAGATACGGCGACGACGCCAACGGATCAGCCTGCTGCAATCGTGCCCACGCAGGCTGCGGACGTTGTGGAGGGGAATTCGTCCTCCGACCTCCGCAACGTCCAAATAAAAGCATATGACTGGCAGGGGCTGACGCTCAGACGACAGCCGACGGAGCTTGAGATGCGCTGCATCAAGGCCCTCGATGAAGAGTATCAGAAAGGCAAAATCGGCCTCGAGTCGAACCTGTTACAGCTTCGCAAGCGGTACGCTGATCAGATCGCTGAGGAGCTGGACGACATGGATCTGGCCGAATACTACGCAGCAACTGTGCGCCCCCTCGAGCAGGACAAGCTGATCATCGGCGCAATACTGGCAGGGATATTTATCGCCGGGGCGAAGCTGATCGCCAGTGAAATTGCCCTCCAGCGAGGGCCGGATATCAACGTCACCATGACGGCGGCGCAGGTTATCAAGCGTGAGCTTATCCAGATGATCGCATCCACGCTTGTGGGCAAGGTTGCAAACGACGTACAAGCGCGCGGCATTGGCGCGGCATCATCCGCCTCGATGCTCAATCAGCCGGTGAAAGAGACCGTACAGCAGGCATTCCGCGACGGATCGACGGCATATGTTGGCAGGGCCGCATCAGAGGGAACCAACGTCGCACTGGCTCAGGGCCGAGAGGCACAGATAACAGAGTCGTCGGATGCTATCGAATACCTGGTCTATTCGGCCGTACTCGATAACGCAACCTGTATGCCGTGCGGCGAATCTGACGGACTGGGTGGCCAGCTTGGTCAGATACCAGCGGTTCCGAATCCGCAGTGTGACGGACGGGCGCAGTGTCGATGTGTACATATACCAGTAGTAGCAACTGAGCAGAAAGCCATGTATCGCGGCGTCGATGTCGACCTCAAGCCAACCAGCGGGATGAAGGGCGAGGCACAGCGAGGACTGGATTGGCGCAAAGAATACAATCGCGGCGGAACTGCGGTGGGCGTAGCCCGCGCGCGGGACATCATTAACGGTAAGGAGCTTTCCCCGCGAACCGTGCGCAGGATGTACAGCTTCTTTTCCCGTCACGAAGTCGATAAACAGGGGCAGGGATTCAGCCCCGGCGAGGATGGCTACCCATCAGCCGGGCGTATTGCATGGGCATTGTGGGGCGGAGATGCCGGGTATACGTGGGCCAAGGCCAAAACGCGACGAATGGACAGCATCGATGAGGGAGACAATGGAAAATCGGTTTGATGGTATTCAACATAAGTCCCTGCCCTATGAGATCAAGGCGGCGGCAATGGACGAGTCTGGCCAGTACGCTGGCGAGTTTACCGGTTACGCTGCCGGCCTGCTCAACGTGGATAAATCCGGCGATATGATCCTCCCGGGTGCGTTCACTGAAGACTTGCCGCGATTCCTGGGTGACGGTGTGGTCTGCTGGCAACACGACTGGATGACACCGATCGGTGTACCGCTTGAGGCCAAAGAGGATGGCTACGGGCTGATGACTCGCTCGCGCATATCACGCACCCCGAAGGGCCTCGAGGCAATGACACTCATCCGCGATGGCGTGGTTAAACGCTTGTCAATCGGATACCAGGTTCAAGAGTATGAGGTAGCGGACAAGCCCGGAATGGTGGCCGCAATGGGTGCATACGGTGTGCCCCTCGAGCGTCAGATGGCCGCAATGGCCGCCTTCGATGAGATGGGCCGTGACAAGGTTTATTTGTTGAAGAAACTTAAACTGTACGAGTATTCGCCGGTCACTGTACCGGCAAACGATAACGCAACGATCCTTGACGCAAAGTCGCTTACTGGCCTTGCATTCGCGGATCATTCCCGGGCCGTGCTGACTGCGGTTGAGGGACTCGAGCAACGGATCAAAGAGATAACAGCGATCCGCAAATCACAAGGACGCAAGGCGAACCCATCCCACGGTGAGATGTGCGCAGCAATGGCCGATGACCTGGAAAAGGCTTGTGGCAGGCTGCGCAAAATGGCCGAGGAGATGGTGGACTCATCCGCGCCAATGGATGACACCGCCAAGCGTCTACACGCAGAATTTCTCAAACTTCAGGCAGCCGCACTTGGGGCGGCATAACGAGAGGAAAATATGACAAAGCTACAGGAACTTATTCTGAAAGCTGACACGCTCAGGAACGAGCAGAAGGGCGTGTTTGCACAGTATCCGGACGTTTCCGGAATCCCGGCTGACCAGCTCGAGGGCATCAAGTCGCGTAATGAGCAGATCGCCGCGATTGACGGTGAGGTAAAGCAGTTGGCCGAGATCGAGGCAATGAAGTCGGCGGTGATCACCTACAACCACAACAGCGCGACGGAGACGAAGAGCAATAACACGATCCCTGCGCCATCCATCGAGTTCTCGAGGGTTGCGAAGGTGAAGAACTTCAAAGGCACGGTGGCTGGCAAAGCTGCTGAAGAGCGCGCCTACCGCTTCGGGAAGTGGTTCAAGGGCGCGGTTGTCGGCGACGTTGCCAGTAAGCAGTGGTGTGACACCAACGGCATTCAGACGAAGGCCCTCAACGAGTCCACGAACTATCTCGGTGGCTATCTTGTACCGCCGGAGTTCGCCACTGACATCATTGATCTTCGCGAGCAGTACGGTGTTGCGCGTCAGGTTTCGCGCGTCGTCCCGATGTCCAGTGACACGCTGTCAATTCCGCGCCGTGTGGGTGGGCTGACTGCCTATTTCGTCGGCGAGGCGTCAACCATTACCGACTCCAATAAGAACTGGGATCGCGTCAACCTGGTCGCTAAGAAGATGGCCGCGCTGACTCTCTGGTCGTCTGAACTCAACGAGGACGCGATGATCAGCATCGGTGACGATCTGGCCGGTGAGATCGCCTACGCCTTCTCAAACAAAGAGGATGAGTGCTACTTCAACGGTGACGGAACTTCAACCTATGGCGGCATTACCGGCATCCGGCAGAAGTTGCGCGATGTTGACGGCACTATCGCAAACATCAAGGGGCTTCAGGTCGCCAGCGGTAACGCCTACTCAGAGATCATCTTGAGCGATTTTCACGGCGTCCTCGGTCGTCTCCCACTGTTCGCCCGTGGCGGTGCGCAGTGGATTATGAGCGCGACGTTCTTTGACACGGTTGCCCATAAGTTGCAGACTGCGGCGGGCGGCAATACGCTTGTCGATCTCGCAAATGGCGGTGTCCCACGGTTCCTCGGTTACCCAATTGTTTTGTCGCAGGTGATGCCAACCACTGAAGCCAACAGCCAGATCTGCGCGCTGCTCGGCAACTACCGTCAGGGCACGACATTCGGCGATCGCCGGACGCTGTCACTGGCCCTGTCGTCTGAGTACAAGTTTGCCGAGGATCAGCTCGCGATCCGTGGCACTCAGAGACTTGACATCAACGTCCACGACGTGGGTAACACGACTGCCGCTGGGCCGATCGTCGGACTTATTACTGCAGCCAGTTAAGGGAGGTGATCCAATATGAAAAATCAAAAGAACCTGACATCAACCGTCCTGATAGCACCGGCGACCATAACGCAGGGTGCGACCGCGACG